CCCCGGGTGTCGTCGGGATGCTCGGCAACCATCGTCCCGAGAAGACCGCCTTTTTACCCGACAGGCGCGCACCTCTCCCGTCGAGGGCGCAGGGTCAGGGCGGGGCTCTCACGGGAGTCGAGGTTCGAAGCGAGTACGAAAAGACGAAGCGCACGACGAATCGCGCAGAGACCGGTCTCAGAGGTGACACTCTGAGCACCGCGCCGGCCAAGAGCTTCGTGTCCGGTCTCCAGATGTCGCAGGATCCGACTCGCAACAAGGGTGACCTCACAAACCAACAGTTTAACCATTTCGACAACCCGAGCCCGGGTATCCATAGTTTTGTTGGCGCCTACGACAAGACGGCCAACGACCTCCGCGTGGCTGATAAGAGATGCAACCCCGACCGCCCAGGAAACGCCGGTCGCATGAACGTTCGCGCAAGCCCCCTGAACCAAGGGGGTCTCCTCACGCAGGTCAGGGCGGAATCCGTGCAGCAGCCGTTCGCCGCCAAGAACGGTGGCTGGACTCAGCAGTACGTCCCGATAACCTTCCAAGACAACAACGACAAGAAGGGCAACCTGAACCCGTACGCCTCGAACAACACTCTCAACACGGCTGTCAGGCAGTTACAAAACAATCCTCTCGCTCATTCTCTCTCTTCAGCAGCGTAGAACAAAATGTATGGTATTTTTTTATTATTAAGTCTTAATGAAGGTGTTAACACTAGATGTGGATAGTGGAGAAAGAGATCCTTCACTGTATCCAAATCCGAACGATTACACCATCAAACTAAACAGGACTCTGTACGGTGTGTCGAAATTGACAATTGTTGGGGCGCGCATTCCAAATTGTCAAAATCTCATAAACGTTGGCAACAAACAGTTTCAGTTGGACAATAAAACATACGTCCTCCAAGAGGCGACGTACACGAACGGAACGGACTTGGCTTCGAATCTCCAAACGACCCTGGCTGGTTCGAACGTCTCTCAAGTTACATTTAGCACTCAAAACAACACGTTGACTTTTTCAAATTGCGGCGTCGGAAACAATGTGTTTTCGTTCAAGTTCATGTCGGGGTCAAACGGGTACGCGACGCAGAGTCTCGTGGGCCCACCCGCGACCGTGCTCGGGTTCAATGGGTTGGACGTTGGGGTCTCAGCTGGGTCCAACGTTCTCACTTCCAATGTGATCGACTTGGACGGTCCGACTTCGTTGTTTGTGAGGTTATCTTTTAGAGGAGACGACTTTGACAGAGACATATATGTGAACGGTGGGACATTTTCATTCGACACAAACATACAAACGTCAAACATAGAATCGATACCACCAAAGTACATAGGACGAATAATACTCCGAAACCTTGGCGAATTGTCACAATACACTCAAAACGACCGACAAATCACATATGATGTACCGGACCTGAACATAGATCAGTTACGAATACGGCTGTATTGGAACAATGGGAATAAACTTATACCATATGATTTTGGAAAACGAAATCATATCATGAAGTTTGAAATCGAGTGTCAGGCTGACAGACTCGCTAAAAAATACGAAGAAGGACCCGTTGACGAACTGCCACCACCCGTCGATCCACCTCCTGAGCCTTTTAGGAGAGACACTATATTTATGGTGGCACTTGGGTTGATTTTATTCATAGGGATGATCATCTTGCTCCGCTGACGGCGTACACGGGTGCCTGGGGCTCCACAACCCTCTTGGAAAGCCTGGAGAGTATGGCGTACACTACAATCGATATGAGAGTCGTGAAGATGGCCGTAAGGAACACATATGACGCACCATTCTTGGGGCTGTCTATAACCTTAGAAAGCGACCAGCGGACAACCTCCATCCACGCGAGAGCCGCGGCAAAGCTGAAACCCGCAACAACAGAGTTGAGGGCCTGGGTCTCAAACTGTGCGCCAATATTCTTAGTGGTTGAAACAAGAGAATCCATTTATTATGTGGCAACATTTTTTTATTCTATGAGTTCTTCCTCCTCGAGAATAAACTTGTATGTTCTCTTAATCTGAACAAGTTTATAGTATCCAAATGATATGCCGTCGTCATCTTCTTCTGATGTGTTGGTTGAAGAGGATGTAGACGATGACGAATCTGACCAGTACGCAAGTTCCTTCTGGTCAGATTTCCATCCTGGAGGACATACCGGGTCCATTAATTGTGAAAATCAAAATTTTTAACCAGAATTATCTATCGCAGCCTTGAGCATTTTTTCGAGCGGGCTGTAAGGTTCCCACGTTTCCCATTCGTCAAAGGTTTTGTTCATGGCATTCATGATTTCGTCGTCTCCTGAATATCTCGTGAAAGGTTCGTCGTCCTCATCAACCTCCTCTATGTCGCTACAGTCGTCCTCGTCACTGTCGCTGTTCTGTAACTCCGGAAACAACGTACCGACTTGTTTGCCGGCTACGGTCTGTGCGCAGTATCTCATGCCATATTTGACATCGACTGCTGTGACTGTGTTTCGACCGCATGCTTTTGCGTAGTGGGCTGCTGCGACCATCGCACCTTCCATGACTGGCGTTATCAAGTCAATAGCCGTCTTAATGTAAGCGTCTTCCATGTTATATGAAATTATTATCGTTGAATAAAATACCCGCAAGTCCTCCGTTTACTCTGAGTATGTTGTAATTCACAGCGTAGATGCGAACTTCCCTTGATCTTGTAGAGGGTGTTGTTTTTATGTCGACGAGCTTTGACAGTATCCTGCTCATGTTGACTTGACCGGTTGGAAAAGCGTCTTCTGGTTTCAAGGCGAAGCTATACGTGTAAAAGTATCTGGTTGGGGTTCGAGTGTGACACATCATGGGTTGAACGACTCGAAGATACAACGCGTCTGCTATGTCTTTCGACAATCTCGTTTCGCCGTTGAACGACAACTCGAGAGAGCTGAGTTGATCTGAGTTTGTATCAGAGTTTTTAAAATTAAACACGTCACTTCCAACTGTGCTGTCTTGTATGACAATGTGAATCTCCTTGACTGGATTCACAAACTGTAACAGGACCTGCGTTGAAGTCACACCGGGGTCCAACGTGAATCGTGACAATTGTAGTTGGGTCACGACATAGTCGAATGGTTTGGTTTTGAGATACTTCATCTCTTCATCAGAAAGGAACACATACTCGATTGGCATCGAAGCCTTGTTTATGGATCCCACGGTATCGCTTGGAGCTGACACTGTCGGATTGTCCACGTTCACAACGAGTTGACTGATCGGTCTGAGTTTTATTCTAACCTGAACTTCTTGTTTGTCAATGGATGTTAACGGAATACCCAGACTTTCATTCTTGTAAAAGTAAAATGGTAAAGGCACTATAAAGAGTCTCGGGTACCCGTTCGCGGCAGTGGCAGTTCCTAGACCGTTGACCGTCCCGGTTCTTCCAACCATGTACTGTAGGGCTGTTTGCTGCGAATTGTCGACGAAAAGGTCGTCATATATTTCCATGTACTCTCCTGTGATTCGTTGAATAGTCTGACCGCCTATGAGAAGGTCTGCGTATTCTATTATGGCGTTTCCTATCGAGTCGGTGTATCCTATGTTGGACGTTGGTTGAGAAACGCTCGACAGAGCTCCGAGTTCGAAACGAAAGTACATGGTGTGTATGAGATCACCCTTTCTCGGAACGTTACACACAAATGTGGTTCCAAAGTCTACGTCACCGTCGAATGCGTTATCGATAGTCTCCATCGCAAACTTGGTGTGTCTCTTGTACTTTTTCAAAAAGTAGGTGAACTGTGGTTCGCTCGTCAAGAATGTATCCTGAATACCAGTGCTCGCGAGTTGTACACGACCGTTCGCCATTACTATTCATTGCGAGAAATTTCATAGACTTATTTTTCATATACTAGTAATATGAATCTTCAGTTGAAGAAATTCAAACCAGAAGGAATGGCAGACGATAAAGTGTGTGTCTTCATCGGAAAAAGAGGAACCGGTAAAAGTTGTCTCGTGACTGACATCATGTATCACAAGAGACACATACCGAGTGGTATAGTCATGTCGGCCACCGAGGAAGGTAACCACCACTACAAGTCTTTTGTACCTGATCTATTCATATACGGAGACTATGATAAAGAGGCGATCGAACGAGTCCTCGAACGACAGAAACAACAGATAATAAAGAACGGGTCAGTCTCAAACGCCTTTATACTTTTGGACGACTGTATGTACGACAGAAAGTTTATGAAAGACACGTGTATCCGACAATGTTTCATGAACGGTCGTCACTGGAAACTCTTCTTCATGTTGACGATGCAGTACTGTATGGACTTGACCCCGGACCTCCGAGCAAACGTTGATTATGTATTTATACTTCGTGAAAATGTCATTCAAAATCGTGAGAAGTTGTACAAATCTTTTTTCGGTGTATTCCCAAATTTTGACATGTTTAATCAGGCCATGGATGCGTGTACCGAAAACTACGAGTGTCTCGTTCTCGACAACACGTCGAAGAGCAATCGAATAGAAGACTGTGTGTTTTGGTACAAGGCGTCACTTCGGAAGAACTTTCGAATCGGTTCTGCTGAAATGTGGAACTACCACAAAAAACACTACAACCCCAAACACACTGTAGAGGGTGGGGCTCCCTCTGTCAAACCAGTCAGGAAAACCACTATGAGCATAACAAAAAAGGCTTGATGCGGTCGAGCATCTCGTCAGTGGACAACTCTCCGTTCAGGGTGAGTTTCGTGTCGAAACCCCTCAGCCACTTTTCGTGATACTCGTGACAACTCTCCAGGTACTCGATGGGGATATTCTCACCGGTTCGGTTGCGACATTTTATGCGCCACTCGCACTCGGTGGGTTCAGCCCTCACGTAAATAACCTTGTCAACCTTGATACCCTCTGTGAGCTCGTCGAACCACCGAAGATAGATTGAGTACTCAACATCAGACAGGATACCCGAATCATGGAGCATCATCGCGAAGATGTTTTTGTCGGTGAAGACTGACCTCTCAGTCACTATGACCTTACCTGGGTTACTCCTGATGGCCTCTCTGAGTATACGAGCCCTCGTGATGAACGCCATCATCTGAAACGCAAACGCCCACCTCTTTTGATCTGCGTAATACAATTCTATGATGGTCTTTCCGTTTTCATCCTTGACCGAGTTCCACATGTCAACAGGCTCTTGAAGAGTCACGACATCTGGATTCGTTTCGGTGAGTCTCTTCAGGAGAGTGGACTTTCCCGAGCCGATGTTACCTTCGATACTGATTATGGGCATCTTACTTCTTACTTGTATACATA